ACCCCAGGTCCTAATCGAATCTGCATCTGCAGAATGCCTCTGAATAGGACCAGGGCTCAAGTTAAATAGTTTCATAAACTTATCTTAGGCCGATATCTTGCGAATTCGCCTTACGAGAATATGAAACTATTAAACTTAACTTGCCGCGCTACACCGTCCATCTTAGCGCGCTCTCGGATCCCATAGCGGGCGACAAGTTAATACCTTTCTATTTCTCTAGTTTAAAAATAGGAGCAATAATTTTTAAACTTAATACCAAGATAAACGTTTTTAATTTTAAAACAACGCGCAAAATGTCGCAGGTGTGACACTATGTCCAATCGACTAAACTTTTTTGCCGTGGTATTTTAGGATGGTGGCTGGGGACGGCGGCGGTATATTAACTAGGGGTGCGACAATTTGTCCAGTTGTTTGCACTACTGCAAGTAATCTATATTTAAGTTAACGAAAGGATATATATGAGCAAAGCAATGACAAAGTATCAATTAGATCACTTCAAACAAAAAGTTAGAAGACAGTTTGACCCTCTAATTGAAGAACAGGAATTATTAGTTAAACAATTTAAAACCCAAGCTACTGATAATGCTGTTAAAAAATTGTCTAAAAAAATGGGAGCTGACAAAGTAATTGAAAAGTTTAGACAAGCAGAAAAAATGTTAGAGGAAGCTAGAGCAACAGCTTTAACTTTCTTTGAAAAGAAAAAACCTAAAGACGCTGAGTTGAATTATAAGTTTTCAAACGCTGATTATAATTCAAGATATAGAGATGATAAAATAACTCTTTCTGATTGCGAGGACCAGTTAAGAGCGTGGGCCGCTAGTCTCGCGAACCGAGAGATAGAACGAAGACCAGAGGGCGCGAAGCTGAAACTGTTAAAAGATTTAAAGCAAAAATCTATTGACACGGTTATGGAAGCGGGCACGCCAGAAAGTCTGGCAATATCATTGGACCAAGTAAGCCAAAAAATTGGTATGCGTTGGAACCAAGATTTAAAAGCGTTGCCTAGTGTTTAATCAGCACTTGACAGGGGATAATATTTAATATATTATCCCCTATAACAGAAAGGATATATATGAAATACTTTAAAATAAGATACTACGCTAAGAAATATAAAAAGTTTATTGATCGAAAGGGTCAATGGACAAACAATTGTAGGTTGTGGAAATCAAAACAAGGTGAGAACTGTTTTACTTATTATGATGTTAATCAAGGTGAGTATAGAACCGCGACGGGGGAAATGAGGGTATCAATATGGTAGAAGACACAATGACACTAGAACTAGTGATAAGTTTAATAGCCTTTGTTTTTATAACAATAGGTTGTATATTTTATATTATCGCAATGTTAATGGAACGACACTATGACAGAAAACTTTGGGAGTTAGATAATAAAATAAAAGAAGAACAATTGAGAAAGGGATATATAAAATGAAAACTAAACAAGAAATAAAATATAATAATCGAGTAATTAAAATGCCGTTTCCTATTCAAACTAGAGATATGACAGAGGAACGAATATTAATTGCAAACGAATACAGCGACGAGAAAACCTATTTACCTAGGTTTGCGGCGGCTGTTTATAATACAATTAAACAACAAGAACGAATTGCGCACAATGATTACCTCTTACAAAGTGCCGCCATTGGTAATATGAGAAAGGGACTAGATTGGTTTCAAAGACATTTTATAAATGAGTATTATACTTTATTAGATTAAGTTTCATAGGGTGCGGCGTTTTGTCGCACCCACTCCCCATTGACTAATAATATAATATCCTATATATTAAATACATTATGAAAGCTATTGTTTGCCATAGTTGTGGTAGTGTCATCAAGCCAGATGAGTGGGCTACCGAGACTATATGTATGGATTGTAGATAGGTGTGACAGTATGTCGCAGCGGGTGCGACACTATGTCGCAGCGCGCCTGGCGGCGCCTGTGTATAGCGCTCGCGCGCTGCGCGCGCTCGCGATAGAGGTACCAAGCCACTTTGGAATTGCAAATTGTTTATATAAGTAAATCCTTGTTTATATTTATGGGTCCCACAACCTACCCCTTTATACCTTGATTTAGACTTAAATAGGCGCTAAATACTTTTAAGGTTCCAAAATTAATCCTAAAAAATTTTGCAAAAAAATTTTTCGAAATGGAAATAGATTTAGATAAAATAAAAAGATTGCCCCCTGATGTAAGAAAGGATTTTATGAAAACCTTTCTGCAATACACAGAAAAGAAAAAAGAATCCAAAATACATTCTGATTTTATGGCTTTCGTAAAACACGTCTGGCCAGATTTCATTGAAGGTGATCATCATAAAATTGTAGCACAAAAATTTAATCAGATAGCTGAAGGTAAATTAAAACGGCTAATTATTAATATGCCACCCAGACATACAAAGTCTGAGTTTGCTTCTTACCTGCTGCCCGCTTGGATGGTTGGTAAAAATCCTAAACTTAAAATAATTCAATCTACTAACACCACAGAGCTATCAATTAGATTTGGTAGAAAAGCAAAAGCATTAATTGACTCGCCAGAATATCAAACTGTTTTTAAGACAAGATTAAGAGAAGATTCGCAAGCTGCTGGTAAATGGGAAACACAAGGTGGTGGTGAGTACTACGCCGCAGGTGTTGGATCCGCGATCACTGGACGGGGTGCAGATTTATTAATCATAGATGACCCACACTCTGAACAAGACGCTATGAATAAAGATGCAATGGATCGAGCTTATGAATGGTATACGTCAGGTCCTCGTCAACGTTTACAGCCAGGTGGAATTATTATCTTGGTAATGACAAGATGGAATACAAAGGATCTAACAGGTAGATTACTTGGCGCGCAGCGAGAGGCTAAAGCTGATCAATGGGAAGTCGTAGAATTTCCTGCCATACTACCAAGTGGTAAACCTTTATGGCCAGAGTATTGGAAGAAGGAAGAATTAGAATCTGTTAAAGCATCAGTTAGTATAACGAAGTGGAACGCACAGTATATGCAAAACCCAACTTCAGAAGAAGGTGCAATTATAAAACGTGAATGGTGGAATAGATGGGAGAACGATTATATTCCTGCTTTGAAACACGTCATACAATCTTACGATACAGCTTTTTCTAAAAAAGAAAATTCTGACTATTCAGCAATTACAACGTGGGGAGTATTTTATGAAAATGATGATAGTCCTGCTAGTTTAATTTTATTGGATTGTCAAAAAGGAAGATGGGATTTTCCAGAGTTAAAACAAGTTGCAATGGAACAATATAAATATTGGGATCCTGATACAGTTATCATTGAGGCAAAAGCATCTGGTCAACCATTAACAGATGAACTTAGAAAGATGGGAATACCGGTAGTCAATTTCACTCCATCAAAAGGAAATGATAAACACACTAGAGTAAACTCTGTTGCGCCTTTATTTGAATCTGGTATGATATGGGCTCCGATGCAAGATTTTGCAGAAGAGGTTATTGAAGAATGTGCCGCATTTCCATATGGCGATCACGATGACTTGGTTGACTCAACTACCCAAGCTATTATGAGATTTAGACAAGGTGGATTTGTATTACATCCTGATGATTATAAGGAAGAACCTAGAATTAAAACTAACCGAGTATATTATTGATGTATCCTAAAAAAGACCTAATACCACCTAAGTCAGGCCCTGAAGCTCAAGGCTTGAATATTAAATATAATAATGTTAAAGCTGTCACATTGGAGAAAATAAATGGCCGAAATAGACAAGTCTCTACCAAACGTAGAGCAAACAATAAACGTTCCAGCACCTGAAGAAATAGAAGAAGCACAACTTGAAGAACAAGCTGCTGAAACTGGTGAGCCCGTTGAGATTACAACAAACGAAGACGGATCTGTAGATATTAATTACGATCCTTCAATTGCATCTGTTGAAGGTGAAATGAATCATTACGCAAACTTAGCAGAACATTTACCTGAAGATGCTTTAGGTAGATTAGGTTCTTCAATTTATCAAGACTACCAAGATTACAAAAGTTCTAGAAAAGAATGGGAAAGATCTTACAGAGAAGGTTTAGATCTTTTAGGATTTAAATACGACAATCGAACAGAACCATTTCAAGGAGCATCTGGTGCTACACATCCTGTATTAGCAGAAGCTGTTACACAATTTCAATCTTTAGCTTACAAAGAATTATTACCAGCAGAAGGTCCAGTAAGAACTCAAATCTTAGGAACACCTACTCCTGAAAAAGAACAACAATCTAAACGAGTTAAAGATTTTATGAATTATCAAATTATGGATCAGATGAAAGAATATGAACCAGACTTTGATCAAATGTTATTTTATTTACCTTTAGCAGGCTCATCATTTAAAAAAGTTTATTATGATGAAGTTGAACAACGAGCTGTTTCTAAGTTCGTACCTGCAGACGATTTGATTGTTCCGTACACAGCTACCTCATTAGATGATGCGGAATCAATCATACACGTCGTAAAAGTTTCTGAAAATGATTTAAGAAAACAACAAGTTGGTGGTTTCTATAGAGACATAGAATTAAAACCAGGACCATTAAATGAAACTGAACTTGAACAGAAGGAAAGAGAATTAGAAGGACAATCTAAATCTGCATACAACAATGATGTATTTAATTTATTAGAGTGTCACGTTAATTTAGACCTAGAAGGATTTGAAGATGTAGATGAAGCTGGAGATCCTACTGGAATTAAATTACCTTACGTTGTAACAATAGAAGAAAATTCTAGAGAGATTTTAGCTATCAGAAGAAACTATGAAGCAGATGATGTTTTAAGAAAAAAAATACAATACTTTGTTCATTTCAAATTTTTACCAGGACTTGGCTTTTATGGTTTTGGTTTAATACATATGATTGGCGGTTTATCAAGAACTGCTACAACTGCCCTAAGACAATTAATTGACGCCGGAACTTTATCAAACTTACCTGCTGGATTTAAACAGCGTGGAATAAGAATTAGAGATGATGCACAATCTATTCAACCTGGAGAGTTTAGAGATGTAGACGCACCAGGAGGAAATATTAGAGATGCATTTATGATGCTTCCATTTAAGGAACCATCACAAACACTCTTAGCACTTATGGGCGTCGTGGTACAAGCTGGTCAGCGTTTCGCATCTATAGCTGATCTTCAAGTAGGAGAGGGTAATCAACAAGCGGCAGTGGGCACGACCGTTGCGCTTTTAGAAAGAGGATCAAGGACTATGTCTGCGATTCACAAAAGAATTTATTCTGCTTTGAAACAAGAGTTTAAATTACTTGCAAGAGTATTTAAATTATATTTACCACAAGAATATCCTTATGATGTTGTTGGTGGACAAAAAACTATTAAACAATCTGACTTTGACGACAGAGTAGATATCTTGCCAGTTGCTGATCCAAATATTTTCTCACAAACACAGCGTATTTCCCTTGCGCAAACGGAATTACAACTGGCAGCTTCTAACCCTGCAATGCATAATCAATATGAAGTTTACAGACATATGTATGAAGCTTTAGGTGTAAAAAACATTGATCAAATTTTAATTCGGCCACAACCACCCACACCAAAGGACCCAGCACTGGAACATATTGACTCTCTTGCTGGGAAACCGTTCCAAGCATTTCCAGGTCAAGATCATAGAGCACACATTACTGCGCATTTAAATTTTATGGCAACTAATATGGCTAGAAATAATCCTATGATAATGGCAGCATTAGAAAAAAATTGTTTTGAACACATTTCATTAATGGCTCAAGAACAAATTGAAATTGAATTTAGAAATGAGTTGCAACAATTAATTATGTTACAGCAAAATCAACAAGCAATGCAAAATCCACAAATTCAAATGCAAGTAAAAATGTTAACTGAAAAAATTGAAGCAAGAAAAGCACAATTGATTGCTGATATGATGGAAGAGTTTATGAAGGAAGAGAAAAAAATTACTTCACAATTTGATAACGATCCTATTGCTAAACTTAGAGCAAGAGAACTAGATCTTCAAGCGCAAGAAAATGAGAGAAAACGTTTAGAAGGAGAAGATAGAATAAATCTTGATAAAATGAGAGCTATGATGAATCAAATGAATCAAGATCAAAAGCTTCAACAAAACGAAGAATTGGCAAAATTAAGAGCTGATACTTCAATTGAGAAGACTATTTTATCTAAAACAATACCAAATCCAAACAAAAGAGGAATATAATGAGAAAAAAGATGACAAAATCACAGAAAAAAGTTAAAACTGTAATGAAAGAGTTTAAATCTGGCAAGCTTCACAGCGGTAAGTCGGGTAAAATTGTAAAAAACCCTAAACAGGCCATTGCAATAGCTCTTTCAGAAGCAGGTAAAAGTAAAAAAAGAGGCTAATATGAAAAAAACAAATAAAAAAACTGCAGAAGTAAAATATTCTGAAGGCGGAAAACCAGTTGAGATGACAAAACCAAATGAATCTCAAAAAGATATGGTTAAAGGTCAAGGAAAAATTTTAGCAGAGAAAAAAAGATCAGCAACTTGGTACTAAT